TAGTTGTACAAAATTCCGTTGCTTTTACTCTGACACATTGAAAAACAAATCTCCATATCGGTTTTATTTTTACAACGTCTACAAGTTTAGGTAAGTACCAATACTTTAATCCGTAATCAGTTACTGCTCCTATTACATCACCTGTAGTTGGTCGGGCAGACTTCCAAAAATTTATAAAATGCTGCTCAACTATTCCATTTATACATTGAACACCCATTACCGGAAAAGTAATAATTAGTGTGCTTGTAGGTTTCATAACGTGCCATACATTGTCCATAAATTGGCTTGGATACCCATATGAATCAATGTCTATTACATCGAAATGTTTTTTATTGTTTATCAATTCAAATAAATGTTGAAAGCTATCTCCTGTATTTTCTTTTGTGCATTTATATAAATTTCCTTTTTGTTTGTAATGCTCAGATAAATTACCTTGACCTGCAAACAATTCCAATATGTCTCCATAAATAAAATCATCAACTTTATTTAATTGCTTTAATTTTTCTTGTGGATGATGATGACTATCTAAGTAATCAGATTGTTTAATTCTTAATCTCTCATGCTTAACAGCATTATTAGTTTTTGCAGTTTGATTAAAAAGATCGTACTGGTAGTTCATTCCCTACCAAAGATAAGTTCATGGGCTGATAGTTCTATACCTCTATCCCATGCTGTTTCAAGTAGCTTACGT